CGTGGTCTGATAGCACTACTGAGTTAAGAGTAGCCACTACGCCGTTTGATAAGAAAATTGCCATTAGGGCTATTCCTCTACTTTCTGTGTTGTTGTTTCTTTTGGTTGGGTTTCTTTAATCTCCTTTGGCAAGTCCTGGCCAATCTTGATTAAAAATGCTTTTTCCTCATCTGTAAGTGCCATTTTATTGCTCCTATGTCCAGCTCGTTAGTACGGATATTTGTAGGTCTGCCGTTAAATATTCGCCTGATGCAACGCTCAATACGCTAGGCGCACTAACGCCTGTTACATTAAAAACAATTGCACTAGAGGCTAGTTTATTAAATACGGCTACTATTGTGTCCTCTATGCCAATTAAGTTAGAGGCATTGTCAAACATTGGCACCGTCATAATAATTTTAAAGTTTGCTAAAGGTGCAATAGCTGCGCGTGAGTTATTGCTAGGCGTAATATATGGATCAGCTGGGGCCACTACAACGCTGCTACTTTGCATTGTTGAGGGCGGGTAATTAAAAACTGTCCATACCCCAGCATTAGCTAGGGCCGCAGCTATAGTGCTGCGTAAGGTTGTTATTGCAGCTGTCATCATCCCACCATAGCCGCGGGTGATAAGTAATTAGCTAAAAGCCCGCGCACGGATGCCATTAAAGTATTGGACATTTTGAACGGGCTAGGGCTATAGCCGTCCACGCTTGTACCGCCGTTTTGTGTGCTAAAGCGGGCTGTCCAAATATTTTCAGCCAACATAAGCGCAGCGGCGTTAATAGCTGGGGTGTTGGCGTAGGTAGCTGTTTTTGTGTCATCGCCCGTCATAGTGCCATAAGGCAATACGCGCCTAAAGTTTTGATCAGCTGCTACTTTTGCATATTGAATAAAGCTGTAGCCCTGTGGGTTTTGCCAATAGTTAAGGTTCATATTAAAGGCTGGCAAAATATTACCTGTGCCCGTGCTAAAAGGTATTGTGCCTGTGATTGTATAAGTACCGTTAAAAGTTGAACCAGCCCCAGCAATAGTTACTGATTGGCCCGTAGTAAATATGCCAGGGTTGGCAACCATAACTGTAGCAACATTAGACACTAAAGCCGTGCCCACTACGGGCGCGGCATCAAACCACAAAAATCCGTTAATTAGATCCTGAGCTGCCTGGCAGGTGTCCTCTATCCAAGTGTAAGAGTCGTACAGGGTGCCAACGCCCAGCGAGGCCTTTAAAGTCGCGGCGGTAACGTAGGTTGCTGGCATTTGTGTACTCCTTACTTACTTAGGTTTGGTGAGCCTCAAAGGGCTAAGAGGCCCACCAAACTATTAGTGGGTTATCTTAGGTAAAGTTGTAACGGATAATACCCTTAGGCATTTTGGCAATTGTTGCCATATATCCATAGATAGCAACCTGTACCTGTAGGTTAGATACAACGTTAACAGACATATAAGCTTGTGGTGATTGGTAAACAGTAAAGGCCTCAGGTGCAAGAATAATTGCAGAGTCATCAACAGTTGTTGTAGCTGCAAAGTTCTTATCAACGTATAGATCAAGGCCTAGCACGTTACCGCGGATTGAGCCAGGCTGTGTTAGCCCGCCCGCGTTCATTGGCTGGCTAGCTGAATAGATAGGGCGCCCCGTGGTATCTGATGCGGACATCAAAAGTTGCCATTGTGATCCATTAGCTATGTAGTTTTGTGCATAGTAGCCAGTTGCCTCATAAACAAGACGTGCTGCCTCTGATGCGTAACCAATAATACCCGCAGACGTTGCAGCTTGTGCTGTTGTAGCAACAGTACCCGCTGTAATAAGTGCAGCATTAACTGTTGTGTCAAGTGTCTTTAGGTAAGCATTTTGTAGCTGTGCTGTTAGCTCTGAATAGAAATTAGGGTCTGAGCGCTCTAGCAATTCAATGCTAATTGTGTTCATACCTGAGTACTTATTTACTGTACCTGATAGGTACTCTGTAACCATACCTGTATTAGCAACGGCTCCGCCCTCGGCTTCAACGGTTACTACAGGTGCAACACCTGATTTACCGCCCGCAGACGTAACCAAAGAAGGCACGTTGATTGTCATACCGCTAGCTGGCAAAACTCCGCGTGAACACGCATCTATAGACGGTGTGCCAAAACGTGTATTAGTTGGAAACTCGCTTAGGTATTGTGTTGGTGAAAATGCAGGGTTAGTACTGAAATCATCATCGGCTGCCGTAATGTAAAGCTTTGAGTCTTCGTTGCCAAGTGCAGCCTTAATTTTATGCTCTGTGTAAGAACCCATATTTACAATAGGTGTGCGTACTCGTTGTGAGTTAAGTGCGCTAGGTAGGATGATTTTACGAGCTGCCTCTACTACAGGTGCAGCCTGCTCTGTGGCATCTACTGCCTCAGGTGCGGTTTGGTCAGGGGCTGTAGTCACAGCGGCCTCACTTTCTGTTTCGGTTTCGGTTGTTGTTGTGTTTATTACGGTGTTAGTTGTCGTAATCTTTGTGCTTGTTGACTCGGCGGCATCTAGTGGCATATCGCTTTCTTGCGCACTAATTTTTTGCACCGCAGCGCTGGCAAAAGCCGCGCTCTCAACGAGTGACACCTCGCGTAAGGTGGCAGCGGTGACCAGGAGATAGTCCTTTTGGGGCTTCGATGCTGTAACTTCAACACCAACGGATAAGCCGTCCATAAGTTGTTCCTGGGCTAGCAAAATTGCATCTGATCCGCGTGAGGATGCGCTTACTTTAAAGCTGGCATACAACCCGTCTTTAGCTGAGGTAATGCTTTGCATACGTCCTACGGGTTTTGAGTTGTCGTGCGACATTAAAAGTTTTACGCGGCTAGGTTCAGGTGCGCTAATTGAACCCTCAGCAAAAACTACCTTACCAGCTGAGGTATATCCAACCTCACCATAAGGTGCAATTTTGCCTGAGATAGTACGGCGGTCACCGCTATCTACAGCTTCAATATTGCCGCTAAACGTTAAGATCAACGGTTGCATTAGTTGCTACTCCTTCATTAAGGCCACTAGGGCTTAGTTGTTCCATACTCTGAGCTTGTTCTAAGTCAATCAAACCTAGATTTAGCATCTTTTCAATTGCATCTAAACGTGCAGCTGTATCAGCACGTAAAAAGGTTTCATCTAAGGCAAAACGCACTACGTTACCGTGCGCTGTAATATCATCCATACTTAGGCGGTTTTCAATAGCGCTAATAAACGGCTGCAAAGAATAAGCTACAAACTCTTTTCTGCCGTCAAGGATATTTTGGTAAGTCATACTGTTATTCATATCCGCGCTTATGTAATAGGCGGGTACGTTCATTAAACGAGCAACCTCAGTAGCTAAGTACTGGCTACTTTCGTTATAGGTCATATCTTTAGGGCTAAAACCAACCTGTTGGTAATCCAAAGTGCTAGTGAGGTAAGCCGTTGATCGTGAGGTACGTGCAGCTTTCCAGGCAGCTAGCAAACCGCTAATTTGTGCCTCAGGTAAATCAGCACCACTATTTTTAATAAATCCTGTTGGCATTGGTGTTGCAGCTGCGACAGCTGCGGCCTTTTGTACGTCAATAGCTGCTTGTATTGTACGTGCGCCTGTTTCTAAAACGCCAGGTAACAAGCTTTGAAAAGTAACGAGCGAACCAATACCCGACATAGGGGCACGCTCACCGTTAATTGTGTAGTAGTCCACCTGCTCGCCGTACTGGTCAGTAGTAACTGTAACGCGAGTATTTGCAATCCACTCAAACCCACTAGGGCGCCCGTCATCTGCATATAATGAGGTTACGCGCCAATAAGCAACACCGTAAAACAATAAACTATCTACGGTATAAGCAATAGTTACGCTACGTGGTTGTCGCATATCAGGTTGATCAAGCCATAAAGGGCTTTCTAATTTTGCACCTGTTGATTTTTTATATAACTCTAAATCTATACTAGAGATAACGCCAGCAATTAAATTACGGCATCTAGCAACAGCTGGCACTTGCAAAGCTACGTAACGATCCATAAAAGGCACGCCGTTGCCAGCACCATAAAGGCCGCCATAACTGTAAACGCCAGCACCATAGCCCTGCGACATAACGGCAGGGGCTAGCTGCGCGGTAACATCTTTTTTAGCTATACCTAAAGTTTGCAACAATCCCATAACGTAATAATGGCGTAAAAGTCAACGACATACGGCCAAAAATCCTTCGGCGTGTCTAAACGTGTATTTTCGCCTCAGCTACAGGCTGGGCCAGTATGTGAATAACCATAGCTAAGCCAATAGGTATATCAACAGGGCCAGCTGACTTACGGCGCACGATACGCCAGGCATCGCTTGTAATTTTGGCTGCACAGTTGGCCATTTGTTGCACTAGCAAATCTTGCCCACTATGCCGCAGCCTGTCGTTTACCAGGCTGTCGTGAAAATCCGAGCAAGCGGTATAAAAGCTTTGCCCTGATATATCGCGAGTTTGTACGCCCGCATTTTGTAGCCTTTGAGCAATACTGGCCGTTGTGTATTTGTCGTAGCAAACAACCCGCGGGTAGTACAGATCAGCCCACTTTTTAATACTTGCAGCTATGGCAAGCTCATCAACAGCCACTTGTGAGCTGTAGGTATCTAACACAGCTACACCTATGCGCCCGTCAGGCAATATTTGGCCCATTACTAAACTTGCATCGCGCCTACTTGGGCTTACGTCAAAAGCAAACACAGTTAATGGCCCAGGACTCATTTTTAGGTTTATGTCGCTTGCATCCTCAACAGAACCGTGAGGCCAGGGGCTTTGCAAGCTGTCAATCCATTGAGACAAACTTTCGGTGCGAAATTGCTCGGTGGTTTGAATTGTCAAAGCTTCCTCTAAAGCCGACTCCGTGATCAGTACGCCCATAGCTGGGTTGGCCTGTGCCCAGGCTTTGCGATCATCTAAAGCTGCAAACTGGGGTGCGCTGTACTCGTAATAGCCCATTGAGGCAGGCGGGTGGCTTAGCGCTCTTTCGCGTACCTCATTTAAAGTAATGCTAAAAGCATCGCCCGCATTACTCGCGAGCAGGGTTTGGCTATTAGGTTTTGCACGCGTAATTGGCATAGCCGCTGCAAACGCGAGTTGATCAACCTCTCGCAGCTCGTCAATAAACAAAAAATCAGCGGTGGCGCCGCGGGCTGAGTCTCTAGTAGCTGCGCGTACGTCTAAGCGAGCGCCCGATTTTAAAACTATGGCCTCGTTACCATTTGCATACCTGATGCTTTTGAGTTGCTTTTTTAGCTCAGGGCTATCCTCAATTGCATTAGCCACCTCACGAAAAGTAGTTAAGGCCATAGATCGGGCCGAGCTAATTACCACGTGGTTACGCTCATTAAACAGAAACAGGCCCGCCAGGATACGCATACGCGCCAGGTGCGTTTTGCCGTTTTGTCTCGCACAAATTACAAGGTTTGTTTTGCGTATAAAC